TTTTATTAATACCTTTAAATGCAAGTTCTAATCTATCTGATATGACACTACCGGCTTTTGCTTCTGCACCCTCTCTCAAACCTGCTAAACCTATCGGTAATGCACTAACGCCTGCAAGACCCATTTTAGTCAAACCCTCTTTCAACGCAGTACTATTATTAAAGAAAGACCTTACTGCACCCTCTAAATCACCTTCAGTTGTAGCGTTAAATGCATTGAGTATGTTTTCAGTTCCACCACCTATCTCTGTGTCTGTATAGTTTGCAGTATAAGTTGTTTGAACACTTGCAGGCATGAACATTGCAATACCAGTTTTTAATCTCTTTGTAGGTTTACGAGTCAGAAAGATTGTTGAACCACCAAATCTTGATGCTTGTTTAACTTTTACCACTCCTTGATTCAAATCATCTATCATTGGGTCACCGATACCACCTATCGCCGCTCCTATTTCATATTCATTGGTTTGTTCTGCAGCCCCATTTTCATTTTTTCTTGTGATATAAGATTGTTGAACTTCACTCCATTGTTGTAAATATAATGGTCTATTGTATTTTTGAGATGGGTCATCTGCAATACTACCTCTTGCATTTTGGTCTATTTTTTCTGAGGTTAGTTCTGCATCTTCTTGTGCATTAATATAGAACATTATGTAATGTCCATGATTTCCTAAACCTACATCAGATATAACGTCAAGAGGAAACTGAAGTGCTTGAGTTGAATGTTTAGATGAAAAATTAGATAATGACGCCTGTGGTGACCTACTTGTCCTACCACCAGACAACCCTAACATACCAGGCAAGTTTCCAGATACTTTTCTCAACCCACCAGTTACAACTTGAGTGAGAACACCTCTACCAAAATCTTGAAAAACAGACATATAAATATTCCTATAACTTTATTTATATTTATACACTATGACATACAAAGGTAGATACTTTCCAACAAACCCAAAAAAATATAGGGGTAATCCAAACCAGATAATTTATCGTTCTCTCTGGGAACGAAAAGTTATGGTCTATTGTGATAAGAATGATGCAATAATCGAATGGGGTAGTGAGGAAGTTATTGTCCCATACCTATCACCTATGGATGGAAAGATACATAGATATTTCCCAGATTTTTATATGAAAGTCAGACAGGCTGATGGTTCTACTAAAAAGTTCATTATAGAAGTAAAACCAAAATCACAATGTAAACAACCTGTAAAAAATCCAAAACGTAGAACAACCAAGTGGTTCAATGAAGTAAAAACTTTTGCAATCAATCAAGCAAAATGGAAATCTGCAAGAGAGTTCTGTGAGGATAAAGGTATGGAGTTCAAAATATTTACTGAAGATCATATCAATCCAAAGTATAAATAATAGTATGGCAAGAAGTAATTACATTCAAAGTGTTGTAGATGCAGCCAAAGGTAGACCTCGTTCTGTAGATTGGTTCAAAAGTAAGATCGCAGAGTTTGGTAAACCAGGCGCACTCGACTTAATTCGTGATGGTAAAAGAAGTAGAAACCCTTTCTTTGGTCGTTTGAATATGTTTTTCTATGACCCAAAGTTGAAAGCGACACTACCATATTATGATAGGTTTCCATTAGTGTTACCATTAAAAAGATTTGAAAATGGATTTCTTGGAATAAACTTTCACTATCTACCAATACCACTAAGGATAAGATTACTTGATAGATTAGTTGATTTTAGTAATAACACAAAGTTTGATGAAAGTACAATACTAGAAGTAGATTATGATAAAGTAAAAGATATCAGACTTGTAAGACCAACGATACACAGATACATTTCTGGTAGAGTAAAAACAGACTTTCGTAGAATAGATGCAGATGAGTTTACAGTTGCAACATTACTACCAGTTCAGAGATTTGCAAAAGCGTCAATAGGTCAAGTTTACAGAGATAGTAGAGGAATGATATAGTGGCGATAAACTTTGGAAGTAAAATAGAGGGAACTGCGTATGCAGTTTTAAATGAAATATTTGGAGTGTTTCGTGGAAAAGGTGGTTTTGCAAGACCATCAAGATATGAAGTTATACTCAACCCACCAGCAGGAACAAACGCAAATTTAGTATCAAGTCAGATACAAGAATTTAGAGGTGATGATACTGTTAGACAAACATCTCTTGCGTGTGAGAATATTTCTTTTCCTGGCCGTAACATAGACACAACAGAAGATACAAATATATATGGGCCAACCAGACAAATTGCAACTGGATTTTCTTATGCAGAAGTAAGTGCAACTTTTAGATGTTCTAGAGATATGAGAGAGAAAAGATATCTTGAAGCGTGGAATAAACTTGCATATAACCCAGCAACTTGGGCCATGTCATACTATGAAGATTATGTAGGTTCAATTCAAATATTTCAGTTAGATGATAATGATGAAAGAACTTATGGAATTGAACTTATTGAAGCGTATCCTAAAACTATAGCTGCACAAACATTAGATTATGGTACTATAGGTGAAATTCAAAAGTTAAACGTAACCTTTTCTTACAGATGGTGGAAGAGTCTTGCAGACGAAGCGAATTTACCACAAGCATTAGAGGATAGAATTAATCAAATACTTGCAAGTGCGATTGAAAGACAACTTACAGCGAATATACCGAAAGTATTATCCAAACTTGGATTATAAATTTATTATTTTAAAGGATGAAAAAATATGCCGTTACCAAAACTAGATACACCAACGTATTCTTTGGTGTTACCCTCAACAGGACAAAAAATAAAATATAGACCATTTCTTGTCAAAGAACAAAAGATTATGATGATGGCTCAAGAGAGTGAAGAAGATAATCAGATGTATCAAGTGATGTCTGATGTTGTAAAATCTTGTACTTTTGATGAGATTAATACAGAAACTTCACCAATCTTTGATATAGAATATATTTTTCTGAAACTAAGATCAAAATCAGTAGGTGAAACAACTACAGTAAGACTTTTGTGTCCAGATGATAAAAAAACTTATGCACAAGTAGAAGTTAACTTGGAAGATTTAGAAGTTCAAATGACAGAAAATCATACTAATGTTATAAAGTTAACTGATACGATTAAATTGATTATGAAATACCCACTACTCAAAGATATGAAGACCATAACTAATGCGAATAGTGGAGAACAAGTATTCTCTATAGTAAAACATTGTATTCATGAAGTTCATGATGGTGATAAGGTTTATAATAGAATTGATATAACTGACAAAGACATAGAAGAATTTATGGACAGTATGAATACTGAACAACTTCAAATGGTTCTTGATTTTTTCCAAACAATGCCAAAAATAAGACACCCTGTAATTATTACTAATCCAAAAACAAAAGTGCAGAGTGAAGTGGTGATTGAGGGAATGAACAGTTTTTTAGCATAGGCCTTTCTCATGATAGTTTACTCAATTATTATAAAACTAATTTTGCAATGATGCAACATCATAAATATAGTTTAACAGAACTTGAAAATATGATGCCATGGGAAAGGGAAATTTATATGGGTCTTCTTCAAAAATATATCAAAGAGGAAAATGAAAGAATAGAGAAACAAAACGCAGAAGCAAAGTCAAGAAGATAGAGAGGTAAAATGGGGGATATAACTAAAACTGTAGACCCAAAAGTTGCAGCCAAAGATACTAATGGTGATGGACATATTTCTTTAGAAGAATATGAAATGGATATGGAATTTAAACGTAAAGAATTAGAAGATGCAGATGCAATGAGAGATGCACAACGTAAGATGGCGTGGTTCTCATTAGCAGGAATGTTACTATATCCATTTGCAGTTGTACTCGCAATGTGGTTAGGTTTAGAACAAGCAGGAAAAATACTTGGTGATATGGCGAGTGTATATTTTGTATCTGTTGCAGCCATAGTCGCTGCCTTCTTTGGTTCACAAGCGATTGTTAAGGGAAAGAAGTAAAGTATAATGTCTGAAGAAATAAAAGCAACGCAAGAAAATACTAAAGAAACCAAGAAAGGTTTTGCAGAACTTAAACAAGCATTGATTGAACAAAATAAAAAAGATGCACAGAGAGCAGTTGCAGATTTCAGAAAACAACAAATCGCAGACAAAAAATCAGTTGAAAAAATAAATAGACAATTAAAAACTGAATTAGAACAAGCGCAAGAACTTAAAAGAATTAGTAATAATTTACAGAAAGCAAACTTTGCAACTCCAGAGGAAAAAGAGGCGGCTGCAAAAAGAGCGCAAATTGCAAAAGAAGCAGTAACTCAAACTTTAGAAGAAAGAAAAATATTAAGAGTAACAAGAGATACTAGAAAAATTCAACAAGATACTAGAAGTGATGCAAGAAAATCACTAGATTTAGAAAAAAATTCTCTGAGTGCTTTACAAAAACAAATTGAAGATGCTGGTGGTGTTGCAGAAGATAGTTTAGAATTTAGAAGAGCACAAAATAGAATAAGAAGACAAGAACTTGCAATCAGAAAATCAGAAGCAACATCACCGGCTGCAAGAAAAGAAATTAGAAAAGAACAAAGAAAAGAATTATTTAATGCGTTCAAACTTGCGATTGCACCAGTATCAGAAAGATTAGGTGGTCTTGTTAATATATTCAAAGGTATTGGTAGTATAGGAACTGGAGTACCTGGCTTAAGTTTAGGTAGACTTGCATTTTTGGCGGCAATACCTTTTATCATAAAGTTTTTAGATAGTGATACATTTAAAAATATAAAAGAGGTAATCATACCAAACGCAGTAAAAGCACTAAATTTTCTTAAAAATAGAATTTTAATACCTCTTGGTGGTCTGATAAAAACTGGATTTACCAATGCATTTCAATTCATAAAAGATAATCAAGAAACAATAAATGCTGGTTTAGAAATTGTAGGTAATATTGCAAGTTTTCTCGCAACAAATCTTGTGAAAGGGTTCAGATTTATGTTTAGTTCACTTGCAGATTTATTTTTTGGCAGGGAAGTAGAGGATGACGTTGGTGGTACTTTTAGAACTGGTAAAGGTCTTTTTGGAATTGTGGGTGGTCTTATTAAAGAAGTGCGAGAAAAAGGTTTTTTAGGTTTTATTAAAGAAAAATTTAGAAATATGGTAAATGCAATAAAAGAATTTTTTGACGATTTATTTTCACTAGAAACTCTTGCAAATGTATATGATAATATTAAAAAAAGTCTAACATTTTTACCAGATAATCCATTTAGATCACTTATTAAATCAAGAGAAAGACCTAGAAAAGATGATTTGATGGGTAGAGAGGAAGTAAAGGGTTTACCAACAGAAAAAGTTGTTGGTGAAATAATTGAAGGAGTGGCTGCATCTAATCTGGGAATTTCAGCAGGAACGAGTGAAGTAACAGGACTACCTAAAACTGGTGAAGAGATATTTAATGATTTTGTTAAAAATCTTAATAGTGCAGACAAATTACTTGAACAATCTAGAGCAATTTCTAATTTAGCAACGCCAGGAGAAATTACATCATTCCTTCGTCTTGAAAAAATGCAGATGGATTTACAGAAATTTAGTAACCCCATGAACTTAGATATGGGAGCAAAAGTAGAGAGTGATTTTTCTAAAGTGATTACAATAACTCCAATGGATAAGTTTATCGGAGAGGGAGGTGGTGCATTTATGGTAACACAAAATAATGTTAATGCACCGACTCAAAAGATTGAGTCAAACCACCCACAGTATGTAACAGACCAAGATAATTTTCTTAGTCACGCCACATCAAGTGTGGGTGGTTTTCATCATAGATAATTAACCTTCACTCGCAAGTTTTTGAAAGTAGTCCATAGTATCTTCGTCACTATCTGACTTGACCTCTTTGGTATCTACCTTTGGTTGTGCGATAGGTTCGTCTACCATTTCTTCCTCTACATTACCAACTGATACTGTACCAGAAAGAACTGCATCTAAACGAGTCTTGAGTTCTTCGTAAGACTTGAAGTTTGTGGCTGCAGTAAACTCATTAAGTGGATACTGTTTTTCCCAAACCTTTTCAATCTCTTCATCATTATCAAGTAGTTTACTCTTTGCACCAAACTCTGACTTGTCATAGTTCCAGTAACCATCTACTTTACGAATTTTAAGTTTAAAGTTTGCACCTTCCCAAAAATCAAAAGGATTGATAGGTGTTTCATCTTCAAACTCTGGTTGCATTGCAGCCATAAGTTTATCAAAGATTTTCTTACCATATCTAAACAGGAATACTTTTCCCTCGTTCTCTGGGTGTTTAGAGTCCGATACAACATAGATATTTGAGTAATATTGTAACTTTCTCTTTTGTTTTCTTGCAATCTCTTTATCAGACTCAAGACCAGAGTTCCAGAGTTTTGTATTATACTCTGACACAGGGTCTTTCTGTCCAACAGTTGTCAAACTGTTTTCGATATACCATTGACCTGTAGGGCCTTGAAATGCATGATTCCAAACCTTAGCCCAAGGTAAGTCTTCACCTTTGACAGATGGAAGAAAACGAATAACTGCATAACCATTACCAGATGCATCTAGTTCTGGTTTCCACAGACGTTCATCTTTATATGATTTTTTTTCTTGAGGTGCAGAATCTTCTTTTACTGCATTAAGTAGTTTGTCTAGAGAATTACTTCTCTTTAAAGTATCTAACGACATATTTTTCTCCTTATGTTAATATATGTTATCGTATGTTTCGTATGTTAAATTATTGAAAGTAAAGTTTTGTGT